TAGCGAGAATATCGCTTTTGATGAAGCAGTTTCTGGGCATATGTACGATACAAATGCATATGCTGATCCCACTCGTAAGTTACAGGATTCAGACGATGCTGATTTGGGCGATTTCTTTAAACGTCCCATCAAAATTCGGGAATTTGGATGGGGTACAGGCTTGTCTATTGCCCAATCTTTTAATCCTTGGGATGATTTCTTTTCTAACAAACGTGTGATAAATCGTATTAACAATTTTGAGTTGTTGAGATGCAATTTGCATCTAAAGTTTGTTTTGAATGGTAATCATTTTATGTATGGGCGTGCTATAGCATCATATTTACCGTTTCAATTTGCTGACACATTGACAACTAATCGTGCTTTGATATCTCAAGATGTCATTGGCGAATCGCAGCGCCCACATGTATACTTGGACCCTTGTACGTCTCAAGGTGGTGAATTATTGTTGCCCTTCTTTTACAATAAGAACTACTTGTCGATTAGTGGCTCTGACTGGGGCATAATGGGGGAGATCACATTACGTTCTATCAATGATCTCAAACATGCCAATGGAGCATCTGACTCAGTCTCTATCAGTGTTTTTGCGTGGGCTGAAGATGTGGAGGTGTCCGTATTGACCTCCGTAAATTCTTCTGACCTTGTTGCACAGATGGGAACAAAAGAGACAACTGAGGCCAATAAAGAGGGTATGATATCCAAACCCGCTACTACTGTGGCTAGGATAGCTTCCACTTTGCGCACCATACCACCCATTGCACCTTTTGCTATGGCTACCGACATAGCAGCTACGGCAGTTGCTGATATAGCTAAGGCATTTGGATATAGCCGTCCGCCCGTTACACGCGCACTCATGCCGGTACAAACCCAGTGTGTTGGACAGTTTGCTACCACCAACACGCCTGACAATGTTACAAAGCTTACATATGATGATCTACAAGAACTGACAGTAGATCCGCGTATTTCTGGATTGGACAACGATTGTGACAACTTAGCTGTCAAATCTATAGCCGGGAGGGAGTCATATCTTACTACCTTTGGCTGGCCTACCGCAACTTCTGCCGAATCGTTATTGTGGAATGTGCGTGTCCAACCGTCTTTGTGGGATGAAGTTAGTGTTGCAGGATCCACTGAGTATCATCTCACGCCT